CTCAATCCTGGGAACTGCATATCAGCGGCTTGTCCAACCTCGTGTTGAGAACGTCCAGCCGAAGAACCTTGCGGCTTGCGGAAAGCGTTTGTAACGATCATATTTGAATATTTTTCTTTAATTGGGTCTAGGCAATTAATCGCAAGCAACTTGAGATTGCAGACGATATCGGCTTTTGTTAGCCCACGTTGCGGAATAACAGGCTGTTTTTCTACAATTGCGTTTGAGGAAAGTTTACCCAAACTCCAGTACTTGGATAGCATCATATTTGGGTCAAATTCTTGCTGATCATTTTCAATACCACACTCATTTACGCCTCTTGAGGGGGCTTTAGGTGGTTCTGTATTTGCATCGGTTGTAGTTACGTCTTTAATTTCAGATTTGTCGTAAACGCCTTTATCAATCTGCTTCTTAATCCACTCGTCAGCACCCTTTTCGCCAGCATCGAAGAAGAATGCGGCGCGATCTGCTGGGGTTGGCTCGATGAATCCAGAGGAAGGATTTCCACATTTCTGACCCGCACTCAAAACACCTGCGGCTAATGAAGAACCGTCTTTCAATCCACTTAATGCACCAGAAAGAGGACCGAGTTGTGTTTCGAAATTGGAGAATTTCGTTATGTCCTCTGTTGCAGTCAATCCCTTGGTTATATCTTTAATTGCACCAACATCGGCAGCTGCACCAGAAAGAGAAGTCGACAACGATTTAATCTCACCCATATTTTTTTCAAGATTCGCTAATCCACCGCCAATAGCCTTGAACTCAGAGAAGTTCTTTAAATCTTTAGCAATATCAGATACCTTTGAAATTTCATTAGATAAACCACTCAGATTATCACTAAATCCATTTAAACCTGCAATGCCATCTTTGAATCCACCAATTTTACTTAAATCGGTAGGTAGATCGTTAATCTTTTGCGACAATTCTAAAACCTTACTTGTAGCAGGAGAACCAGCTAAAGTTTGAATGTCGGTACTATTGTTCTTAATGTCGGTAAGATTATCGACTATTGTATTGAATTTCGATAGATTTGGTATTTTATCAGCAACTTCAGGTATTTCGGCAAGTTTATTTACAGTATCTAATACCTTGTCTAAGTTTCTGATGTTTCCGAGTTCTTTAGTTGCGTCTGAAACTTTCTTTAATTGATCAGAGGCTTCTTTAAATTTAGTTGCACCATCGAGAGTTTTAGATACATTTTGTATATCACCAAGCTGCCCTTTAAGTTGTTCTAGATCAAAACCAGCACCAAGTTGATCTTTAATCTTATCCGTAATTTCCGTTAATTTAGAAATCTCGCCAAATTTTTCTGTGATGCTATTCAGATCGCCGAGTTTGGAACTGATGTCTGTAATATTACCAAGACTATTTTGCAATGATTCAAGATTTTGCAATCCTGGTAATTTAGTTAACATATCCATTCCTGGAATATTCGCTAGGTTCGTTAAACCGCCCAACGCACCAGTTAATTGTGAAACGCTCGCAGCTACCGTTCCAGCAGCTGTAGTTGCGACTGCTGCAGCACCTGCAGCAGCATCGGCACCCGCCGCAGCTCCTCCTCCACCTCCACCACCACCTGCTGTTGGTGATGGGATAAAATCGTTTGAAACGGCAAGACCACTCTTACCAATAATGACTGCTGGAGCATCAACGTCAAGTAAGAATCCACCATTAATGCGAGTTGCAGCAAGAGAAGAAACGGAAACTTGCGCACCGCTTATCTTAACAGAACCCATTGCGTTGATTTTAACGTCTTTCTTGGCGTTCAAGTCGATAGTACAATCAGATTCAATTTTAGCGTCACCTTTCACTTTAATGTTTGCAGCGCCATCCACGGTAATGTTACATTGACCAATGACATAAATGTTATCATCGCCCATGATAACTTGATAGTTGTTTTTGACAACTTTTTCTACTTTAGTTCCTGATGGATAAATTTCATGAAATGTTCCTGTGCGATGAGCGACATGAATGCGTTCCCAATCTGGAGTATCATCAACTTCAAATACGTGACCTGATTCCGTTTCCTGAGCGTGATTATACGGATATGAAGCATTATAAGCAGGTGGCGGTTCTCTCCAAGATCCCCCACCTGCAATTGGTACTGTGACTAAATTTCTTTTACGATCAGTCAATAATGTTTTAGTAATATCTTCATTTCTTGTGAAGCGACTTGATGATGGCTCACCTGGTCGTTCTGGATTTTTCTTCGGTTCTTCGTTTTGAACTTCAACACCTGTACCATCGCTTTTATATTTTCGCGATTTAACTTTTCTTGGTATTGTTGAAGTATCTTGACGTTGATCTGAAAAACCAAAAGAGTAATTTGCTTCTTTATTATTAACACCAGGCAAAATACCCATAACAACAGGATGTTGACCATATTCACCGTCTAGGAAAAACCCGCAAACAATTTCGCCTTCCTTCGGTGCAAAGTGAGCATCATTGTTAACAGGCAACATAATCGTCGCCCATGGTAATTTTTCAGTTGGAATTTCTTGCAGATCCTCTGTGTGCCAACCAAACACACGAACCTTAACGCGACCAAGCATGGCGGGATCATTTCGGTCTTCAACTGCACCGATCCACCAAACAAATCCATCTAAACCCATGTAATCTTTTCTATTCATTTTTCGCTTTCTCTAATTCACTATTTCCAGAAGCACTGCTCAAGGATTCTGCAAACGAATCCTTCACGACTTCTAGGTGCGTTGTGTGAGATGTTGGAGTTATGACGTGCGAAACTCCCATAACGAGCATTGATCCAGAATAAAATTCATCTAGATCTTGTTGGCTTTTAGTCGACTGCGAGAATTTAGGCAAGTTTAAAGAAATAATGCTACCAACTTTAACGAGGAAGTCTCCTGGAATCGTTAAAGTAATTCGTGAGTTGTGCAACAATGCATGTTCCATACTTCTGAAAACTATCTTTTCTGCATAGTTCGGAATATCATCATAATCTGCATTCGCTGTTGTTGTGACGAAATATTTTTCAAAAGCCTCAAACGAAGTAAAGACAGAATCGCCTTTTCTGTTTGTAAAATTGTTGACAGGATATCCTTTTCCTAGAGTAGGATATTCTGGTCTGTTTGTTATGTTGAAATTGTTTACGCTGTATTGACGGCGCAAAATGTTCAAATTTTTCATGCGAGTTGCAAATCCACCATTTAACATGGTTGTGAGAGTATCATAACTTTGATTAATTGTTATGTCATTAACGCTATGAAAACTGTCGGCTGGATTTGGTACGTCCAAAACTTTTGGCATAAAATTATAAGTTTTATACACACTACCTTTCAAAATACTCTCTAATGATTTAAAATTGTAGCCGTCATAATTTTCGTAAAACAAATAAAATGATTCATTATCATTCATAGTTCTTGATGCAATAAAATTAATTGCTTGAAATGGATTCATATATGGAATAACGATATTCAATTCTCCGAATGGACTTTCAAAATTCTTTAAGTTAATTTTACTTGGATTAACTTTTAAATCTTTGCGTAAAATAGAAAGCACTGAGACGTCTGCTGGTCCTGAAAATGCTCTGCTTATTTTATATTGATTAGCAACGAAATGATCTTCTGTCGTAAAGTGTATTGAATATGCAGTTGAATTTTTATTTTTAACAATTTTGTTAGATATTTTATAAACTCTGAAATATCTCTCTAAAGGTTCGTCTAAAGAAGGTTTATCTAATATTAAATGAACAAATTCAGATCCATGAAGATCCATAGTTCCTGCGCTGTCGTTAGAATCAGTGATTAGCACATAACCCGAGATTTGAGAAGAATAGATGTCCTCGAATATTTTCAATTCGCTAAATGCAGTATAAAGATCTAAGGTTGCGCCTGTTGAAGACAACAACTTAAATGCCTTTATCTCATAGTCACCAAGTCTAAAAATACCAGTACTGTCGGACATTTTATCTCAATAAATCTCTCAGTTCATTTTCTACTTTAGCAGCATAATCAGGATTCAATATGTTTATATTTCTTCGCTTTTCATTTTCTATGAATTCATGATCATAATTCGATATAGCACTGTATGTTTCAGTACCTGTGATGATGCTGTCATCGCTTAATGTATAGTTATAATTTACCTTTATTGGTGGGCTGTTTAATGTTGGTGCACCACCTTCAAAACGGTCAGATGCGGTTTTGGTTGTAAAATTAAAAGTTTTATCTGTAACGGTGTATATTCTTTCATTAATACGACCATCAATACTATTTGATTCCTCAATTTTTACTTCATAATGATGAAGTTCGGTTTTAGCGTCCTCGAGTGAACCATATTTTGCAATGATGTAGTTATCGAATTCCTTACTGTGTAAAACCCATTCATATTTTGGATCAATGATAGAATTGGCGTATAAAATTATCCAGTGTTTTTGAGCGTCACCGTAAAAATTATAAGCAACTATTTCTGGCGTTTCGCCTTCTTTAATTTCATATTTGTAATATAAGAAAGAATTATTCAACACTTCCTTAATAATTTTTGCTCTTGTGAGCACATTAGTGACCAATGCAAAGTTTGCATTAGCAGTATCGAAAGAATAATAGGTTTGTGGAAAATACGAAAAATAAGCCATTAGTAACCTTCTGATTCAATTTTAGTTTTCGTAACGAGTTCAACTTCTGTGAAATCTAAACGTAATCTGGTTTCAATTGGAACGCCGTCGGCATACGTTTGCCATTGACCACTAGGAGAATAATCGACGTCTATACGGTTAAGAACACATCTACCAATTCTAGGCAAGAACGGATTCTTTATATCACCGTGTCGTAACGTAATTCCAAACTCTGAAGGTGGCACGAAGAACATTGGCGCTGGAGTTGGACCACCAAATCCTTTAACAGGATCGACCAACGGATTAGTTTCTGGTGCAGCGTGGAATTTAAACGTCTTGATGATTTCTTGAACTTCTCTCGCTTCCTTACCATTCTTCGGCTGAAACATAAATTCAAACTGAAACGATCTAAAGTTTGTTCCGCGATACAAAACTTCAAGCATTGGATTTTGCGCATAACCCATATTGAATAGTGAAACGTCAGCAAACCCACTACCCACAAGAGAACCGCCCAAAAGTGGCGTTTGAGTTGAGGAACCAATCGCTCCTGTTGCGAGCGCCATGTATGGGTTTTTTGTTCCTGGTAGTTGACTCAAATAACGTTTAAAATCATCCATACTCTTAATGTCGCCTTCGCCAGGCAAAAGAGACTGACCACCAGCGCCGAGCATACCAAGCATACCGCCAGCTTCCTTTACGCTAATTTGATCATAATCGTGACCATACGTTGTGAAGAAGTTTGCTGGCATATAAAGAGAGACCATGCCATCAATTTTTTCGGCAGTTCTTTCGACTTTCAATCCAGTCAATTCAGTTTGTTTTTTGATTAATTCGGTAGCAATTGCGCCTTTGATTGCAGCTTGTGTTTTTGAATTTGTTACAACAGAGGCTGCGGCACCAAATGCCGCTCCCGTAGCACCACCAACTAATTTACCAAGGAAGCCTGCAACGCCTCTGCCGCCCAATGCAGCAGAACCAGTTGCTGCGCCGAGTGCAGAATCTTTTGCAATTTGATAGCCACCTTGAACGGCATAAATTGCTTGGGCGGCACCAGTGGCTTCTTTAAAACCGCCAATTTCAGCATAATTGCTTACATTTGTTGTGTTTTCGGCTTTCTTTACAGTTTTGTTAAACGAACTTTTACGAGGGATATAAATAACAAAGTCTACAGAGTGTGGATAATTTTCCCCTAAATCCAGCGGATACTTTAAATTTAGACTTTTTCCATTACTTTTAAGTCTATTTTTATCAGGCGCTTGTGCGTTGACTGTTGGTGTTGCTTCTGCCATTTGAATTATACGCTATTAAGATGAAATATTTTCAAGGATATTTTAAGCCGAGAAATCCTAGCAAATATTTAGGTGATTCGCAGAACATAATCTACAGGTCTAGTTACGAGTATCGAGTTATGACATATTTCGATACTAATCCAAACATTCTTAAATGGGGCAGTGAGGAATTCTCAATACCTTACGTTTCCCCCATAGATCGTTCTTGGCACCGTTATTTTCCAGACTTCATAATTCAAGCCAAAGGTAAAGACGGCAATACGAAAACAATTGTAATAGAGGTGAAACCTTCTAGTCAAACCACGCCCCCTAAAATCGGTCAAAAGCCAACAAGAAGATACATTAACGAAATCGCCACGTGGGGTGTGAACGAAGCCAAATGGAAAGCCGCAAAAGAATACTGTTTAGATCGCGGTTGGGGCTTTCAAATCATCACAGAAAAGGATTTAAACATTAAATAAATATTTTAATGGCTAATATACTCGATAGACTCAGCACTCAAATGAATAAGGCTGGCGTTTCACAACGCACGGCAAAGGCGAGAACATGGCTTCGTAATAAGGTGAGCCAACTACGTTCAGTCAGAAGAAATACAATTATACAAGATTCGACTAGAAAAACGACTGGGTTTTATCCAGGCAGAATGTACTTCTATTTCTACGATCCAAAAACAAAAGACACTTTACCATATTACGATAGATTTCCTTTGGTTATCCCAGTTGAACGTTATAAAGATGGTTTCTTGGGTCTCAACTTACACTATCTACCAGTCAAATATCGTTTGATTCTTTTGGATAAACTATACGAAACATTAAACAACGATCGTTTTGACGATACTACAAAAATGCAGTTGTCATATGACTTATTAGCTGGTGCAACCAGATATGAAGAATTTAAACCCTGCCTCAAACGTTATTTGACTTCACACATTGCATCAGGGCTTATCGAAATTGAGCCTTCAAATTGGGAAATTGCACTGTTCCTGCCTGTGGAAATGTTTGTCGGTGCTACGAAAGAACAAGTCCACAAAGACTCAATGGAGATGATTTAATGCCTTTTACAGTACCTGGATTTGAGGAAAGAAAACCACCTGCGGAAGTTCAAAGCCCACCGCAAACTCCTCCTGCTCCACCGCCAGCAGACAATAGTCGTTCCTCATTAAATTTAGATAGTGTTGCAATTAAAAACATTTTCTCAATTGACAACTTTAGATCAAAGGTTAATTCGTTTGGTGGGTTTCAGAAAACCAATCGTTTCTACGTTGAGATTTTTAGCCCTAAATGGACTAACGATACTATGGATCGTTTAAAGTTTTTATGTGAGGCTGCAGAACTTCCTGGTAAAACGATATTAACAAGCGATGCAAAAATCTATGGTCCTGCGTATAAAGTTGCAACAGGAACAGTTTTCAACGAGATAACTTTAACCTTTATATCAACTAATGATATGAAAGACAAATTGCAATTTGATCTTTGGATGAATTCTATACAAAACCCAAGAAAGTTTCACATGAGTTATCGAGATGAGTATGTCGGAACAGTTTCAATTATCGCATTAAGTGAAACTCCTGAAATTCAAGATCCAAAGGCTGCAGCAGCTGCGGCTTCTTCAAGCCCAATGTCATTGATTGATAAGATTCCATCGAGCGTCGTTGACATAACAATTGATGCCTTCAGAGCAATCAAGAACAGATTTACTGGTGGTGGTGCACCTCAAAACGAAGCAGCACAAAGCACACCTGAAGTTCCCACACCAAAGGTATATTGGGTAAAATTGATTGACG